GGCACAGAAGTTGGGCTATGAGATTCGAGATGAGCAGTACTACGACAGTGCTACCATCGAGGACTTGCTGCCCTATGCACTCAATGAGGATGTTGAGACTACCTCACCGATTGAGGCTGAGAAGGTATCGAACATGGGTAACCCTGCCGAGGGTGGCAACTACGTTATCCAGTTGTTTGACATTCGCCGTTGTCTCCTGCGTTTGTCGGAGGAGGACCGCAAGGTACTACGGCTAAGGTTCTTTGACCAACTCTCCTATAAGGAGATGGCTGAGGCTATGTCTGTATCAGATACAACAGCCAACCGTAAGGTGGATGGCGCAGTCAGGCGCCTATCAGAATCCTTGGGTGGGCCTAATCCGTTTGGCAAGGATGAGGAATGAGCAAGAAGGAACCTATCCATAACGCTGATTGCTATACCGAGATTCGTAGAGTCGAAGGCAAGGCGTACATGGAATTGATTTGGAATTGTGTAGACAACTGTCCGATTGGTGGAGAGCATGCAGTATGACTATCGTTGTGTAATATGTGGCGGAGAGCAGACGCTAGAGCGTAGCATTCATGCTGAGGCAGACAACCCAGTCTGCTGTGGGCAGACGATGGGACGCATGTATGCTGTGCCAGCAATTAAATTTAATGCGCCAGGGTTCTATAGCACTGGCGGATAGGTTTGCATTAGGGGAAGATGCAAAAGATAAAGCCACCGTTTTTACGCGGTGGCTTTTGTCTTGCCTGCTACAACTCAGTGGAAGGGCTGAGGAGACTGGGCTATTGATACGGCGAAAGGACGGACTCCGTATCAATCTTTTGTTATCACACTTGGATGCTTTAACTCAGCAATCATAGCACGAGAGTGGTTGTCATATGCATGAATGCGCTTGGAATAATCCTTTAACAATTTATCTTTGGTTGCGTATGGTCCGACTGCCTGCACAATGTTAAGCGATGGGTGCACGGCGAAGACTACATACTGGGTGCGTTGTGCCATCAACTCTTCCATCAGTTCCCATACTGCCTTGGCTAACCACTCAGCCGATGGCGCCTCCTCATCAAGGAGCGCCACCAACTTCTTTAATTCGGTTGGCTTAATTGCCATTCATCTTCTCCTGTATTGCAGCAAGATTCTCTCGTGTCGAAAGATAGCCATAGATTTCCTGGTTGTCTAGGTACTGCGGGATACCAAGGTTGCGTAGGTTGCGACTGAAGATGACGTACTCGTAGTCATCAGTGCCATCTACATACAGAATCTTCTCGTAGATATCTTTGCGTATGAGGTAGGTGCAGTGCACCACATCGCAGACAATAAGCCCAGTAATCTCTCGCTTAAGCACTTGGTAGTAACGCATATCATCAAGGAAGTATCCTCGCACGTTGGCTAGCAGGTGGTAATTAGAGTAGGCAGGTTGCTCTGGGTCTGCACTGCCAAGCATTGGTGCTACCACTGGCAGGTTGTGTCCCACCATTGTGCGTAGCGTGTGTGGCTTGACAAAGTTATCTACATCTACAACCCAGTAGAAGTCTGCTTCTGCGTGCCAAGCACCTTCGATACTGCGTTCGCGTATCTCACCAAGCGCCTTAAAGCGCACAGGATTCCATTCGTGTACGCCATACTCCTGCACTGGCGCTTCGATATCTTTATAGTCCTCGACAACGTGGCGGTACCACATTCCATTTGCTGCTACCCAGTTCTTGAGTATCTGCTTTGTATTGTCCGTATTGTTGTTGCTGCGGACATAAAGAATCATTCTATCCTTTGGGTAATCCCATTGGCTTAATGACTCCAGCCAGGCAGGCAACATCTCTTCCTTCTGCTTAGCCAGGATGGCTACGAATACTATTGGCTCGCTCATTTGATATGCGCGAATCTCTTGTTGTTGCCAATTCTGCGTACCGTGTCAATGGCTATGCCATACTTCATACATAAGGCTATCTTCATTTGCGGGATACTATCTTGCACTTCCTGTATCCGATTCCATTCGTTGCGAATAGCGACGATATCTTGCTTTGTTAGTTTAGTCGTGAACAACATATGTCTCCCATACTAGATTCTCAATACCATATCGTAACAGTTGAGTGCGAGTGGTGCCAAGTTGCTCGGCTATCTCAGCCAACTTTGCCCATTCATCAGGTGAGACTCTCGTCTCAATAAAGTAACCTCTATTCTGCGCCATACTCAGCCACTATCTGCTTAATCATACGGCGCAGTAATTCAGTAGACCTCACACCTTCTGCCTGTGCTATCTCTTCCCAGAGTTTACCTACCTCTGGGTCTACGTGCACAGTAACACGAGCGCTACGCTCATAACGATAGCGCTCTTTGTGTGGCTTATCTATAACTCTCACACTGCTACTTCTGTCTCGTGTCCACACGCTTCGCAGGTAGCATTGGCATAATCATCTACGCCATCCACGTAGACAGTCACGTCTTCATTCTCGTGGTGGCAGTCAGGACACTGCCAGTTCCAGTCCATCTCTCTTACGTTTACTCCACTGCTCATTAGTACCATCCTTTGTTGAGTTCGTGTCGCAACGCCCAGCAGGCGTTGTTGTTATAGCGCAGTTCTATGTAGCGCAGTCCCCATTTTATTTGAGTGTAGGGATTAGTCAAGTAATCCGCGCCCATAGATTTCATCTTGCTGGCTGGCAGCGCTTGGACAATTCCATATGCTCTGCCTAGTTTTGTCTTTGCTCCCCTGGCTTTGTAATTCCAGTGAGATTCCATAGTCCATAGTAAGTCGAGGCACTCAAACAAGATAGGGTCTTTGCCATATCGAGCCTGTGTCCACGACTTTAATTCGCTTATGGTCGGAGTATGAACGGCGATTATGTGCCTCTTAGCAGGCTTGGAAGCCCCTTCTAAGGCACAAACTCCTGAGGTTAGCACTATTCCTAGGCTAAGCGTTGCGACTGCCTTCTTTGAGATTCGTTTAATGGCTCTACTCCTAACGGGGGAACGGCGATTCTTTGCTTATCAGCGTGTCGCCTGATTGCTTGCTCTAGGCGCGGTGCGCCACCACTAATGATGATTCTGCCCTTCTTCTTTGCTATGCGTTGTCGCTCGAAGGCGAGTGTGCCAGCATAGATTCCTGCGTTGATTGAGTCGTCGCTCTGCATAGCATAAGCGAAGCACTCAGCCGATACAGTACAGGCGGAGCAGACTCTCAGCGCATTAAGCGCATCTAATATCTGCTCCTTCTGATTCTCCACGTCGCGGTTATACTCTGGGAAGAACGCCTCAGGGTCAGTCCCTGAGCACGCTCCCCGTTCTTGCCAGTTGCTCATTATTCCCCGATATCTTCTGCAACTAAGTTGCTGATGTGTTGTTCGTGCTCTTGCATATCTATAAGTGCTTGGTCGTAGCCAGCCTGCCACGCAATACGAATTGCTTCGTGTAGTGCGTTGGTGGCGTGCTCGCCGATAGTCTCAGTTAGAGTTCTGCTCACTTGCCCCTCCTTTCAGTATCCATTGCAACAGTCGTTGCGCGTGTGTTTAAGTCGGAGGCGTTTAGCCTCGCGTAGATTCGGCGTGTATATGCTCCACGAGCAGGAGCCACTTTCACAATTGGTAAGCCACTCCTGCCCGATAAAGTCATAGTGGTAGCAACTACTCGCCACGCTCTTCTACCATTTCAGCATTAGTCAGTGCGTGAGTCATCGCCATAGTGGCACGGATAGCGCGGGGAATGTCGCTCTCTCGTGTCGCCTCTTGCACTTCTAACTCGTGTTGCTCTGCTAATAGTCGCCAGTAATTCAGCCTCTCGTTGCTCATAGTTCTATTTCCTCATCATCTAGTAATAGAGTTACAGTTATTTCATTTGCGCGATTAAATAAATCGGGGTAGTTGAGCCAGACTTCTTTCTCTGCTTCTTCTTGCGCTTCATCTGAGCAGTTGCCAGTAGTCTCGTCTAGTTCTAGTCCCACTCTGACATTAAAGTCCCAGTAATCGCTTACGAGGCTCACGCGGTATTCATAACGGGTCAATACCTCGCTCATCAGTTGCCCTTTCCATGGTTGCATTCGTTAATTGGTGCGAGACAGTCCCCACAGTAGGGGATATATTCCAGCGAGCCCTTGCCTTGTTGATTAAGGCGCACGGCGTAAGCGGGGCGCAAGTCGAGGCTCATGCACTGACCTGCTCTGCGTTGTAACATTCTTGGCAGAGCCAGCGAAGGCCTCCAGTATCGGCCCAGATTAAATCTTCGGGCCAGTAGTTATCTTTACAGTTAGAGCAGGGACTAGGTTCGAGGCTCATTCGCTCATCTCCTCAAAGACAATATCTGAGCCTTCTAATACGTCGGACAAGGCTTCATCGCTGAAGCATTCCTGAGCGTACTCGATAGCCTTGCTGAATGAGTCAGCCTCTACCTCGTAGGAGAATGGCTGAGGCGCGATAGTTACGTAATATCTGGCCATTAGTACTCGCATTCCTGAAGCGCTTCGCGCACGTCAATTTCAGGGATAAAGTTCTCCCAAAGTTGCGCGTTGTAAGTGATTAACTCCCACGTGTGAGCAGTATCCTCGTCCCAACCAAACTCATCACCAAAGCCCTTCAGACTTCCTGCGCTCTGATAAATGTTATAATCGCTGGCAAGTGAATGCACCACGTCGGCTACGGTTACAGTTCTGATACCGTCTCCAGTGTAGTACGGCACTGCTAGGTGGTAACCTTCATAAGAAAGAATAGCAAGCCAAGCATTAGCGCGAGCCTGCCATTTAGTAGCATTCATTGGCGCCTTAGTGCGCTTCAGTTCTAGTTCGATACCGTACTCCTCGCAGAGTTCAGGCATTGTCTTAGTTATCGTGTCCATTCTTATATCCTTCCAAGATATTACCCTCGATAGGTTCGAGGCTATAGAGCAGGGTAGCGAGTCCCTGCCCTATCGTCAAGCACCTATCTATTCGCCTGCCACTTAATGAGTGTACAGGCTCGACCGTCTACGGTTTGGTGACATTTGCCATATACAGGGTGATGAGAGGCGCGGAATGCGCCAGCAACGATAGCCAGTAGCAAGAAGAGGATTACTGCGAGTTTGCTCATTATGCCACCTGCTCGACATAGTAGCCAAAGCGAGCGTATTCTTTAATTATGCTCTTCATGCGTGTTGGAGACATTTCACCCTGAGCGATAATCTCGCCAGTCTCGATATCTCGTAGTTCTGCGTAAATCTTCATTATGCTCCCACCTTCTCTAGTTCTGACTCGATAACTGCGCGGAGAGTCTCTAGGCTCTCCAGTGCCTGCAATAGGGCTAATTCAGTCATGTTATGCCACTTGCTCGGACTCGTGAAGGTTGAGAAGGTTCTTGATGAGTTGCTGAGTCTGCATGGCTGCAACGTCATGCCAAGCGCTCATTTTCTCATAGTTATAGCGTGGTGCTGGGATAGACTGAAGTAGGCGGTTCAGGTCATTATGGAGAGAATGCTTCTCGAAGTAAATGCCTGCCATTCCTGACTCTTCGACGATACACTCGGAGATTATGCTCCAGTAAACCTTCTTGTTCTTGTCGTGATAGGTATAAACCTTCACGCGGTAGTTGTCCGAGGTTGTCCAAGTCTCGGTAATCTTGCGAGTAGACTCGTTACCAAACTTCTCGTGGTTTGCCATGTTATGCCACCAAACAAGCAGGAGCAGAGTCGCACTCGACACAAGGGAATTCTGCGCCATAATTAGACCAAACAACTTCCTGGACAAGTCCGCAATTTTCACAAGTTGCATTTATAATCTTTGCCATGTTATTACCCTTCCATAGGTTCGAGGTAATTCCCCGATACCTGAAAGATACGCGCTCGTTCTGAGCATGTCAAGAGGTAGACACGCCTAAAATGGTCATATTTTCTGACTGACTGGTCATAGGCAAAGGCTCGGCAGAGGCTAGAAGTTGTCTCACTATATGAGACTGGCACAAGGTCAAAGGGTGGGAAGCGTTAGCGATTATCCCATTCAGTAGCGCCATAAGTCGAGGAGTTGGAGCGCCATAGGGTAGGAATGGAGCGCCTATACCCCTGAAAGGGACAGTCTCACCACGCACCTCGAACCCTTGCCTAACGTCCATATATGAAAGAAGTCGGGCCATATACCGCCATATATGAGACTCGAACGAGTAGATAAGTCGATAGTTCTACGGGGTCAGAATAGATAATTCCATAGCGTGCAGGGATAGGTTACTTGCTCCACAATATCGACAAAGCGACAAAGCCAACCCCAGGGTTTTTAATCCGCGCGCTACACTACCGTTACTATCAACCAAAATATTTTTTCTAAATATAGGCTCTGACCAGCACTTTTATAGTATGTGACGAACATCACACACCTAAATGCGGGATAAAAGCAAAAAACCCCACCTTAATATATATAGGGGATAAAATAAAACAGCCCTGTCCGTTCGGCTCTCACAACAGTCGGAGCCTCACAGCGGAGACTGTGAGAGAGCGTCGGTAACCTCCTTAGGGTCGGTTACCTCCTACCCCATTAGGCGCTCCGAGAGCGCCCCTAGTTAACCCACAACATTGCCCATAGGCAATGCTTCGCAGTGGGATAGTTATAGCCAATTGCCATTGGCTCCCATCAGACACTTTTCAACCCATCAGGAAACGAAGGTCCGCGCCTTATGGCTAATAAAAAAGGCGACTACCGCCTGGCACCAGGTGCCACGCTTCCCGCACCAGAGGCCAAGAAAAGACTTATCAGTCTCATCGAGGAAGGTGTCACGGTTGAGGATGCCTGCCGCGCAGTTGGCAAATCTGTCAAGTCTTATGAGTACTATCGCTCTTCCGACCCTCAATTTAAGGAAGCGATTGACCTAGCCCGCGTTTTGCAAAAACGCCGTGGCGTTGTGGCTGATGAGGACAAGAACATCTCCTTTGAGGATTTTCGCCTTAAGTACCTTAACTCGATGACTTTCCCACACCAGCGCAATATCATTTCCCTGCTGGAAGATGGAGAGCCAGCATGGCTCCATCCCAATATGATTTACGAGCCTGGCTTTAAGAATTACGTGCTCTGCAACATGCCACCAGAGCACGCGAAATCCATGACCGTCTCGATTGACTTTGTGACGTATTTGATTGTGACCAACCCAAATGTCAGAATCAAGTTGGTGTCCAAGACTCAGCAGATGGCCAAAGAATTCCTTTACGCCGTCAAACAGCGCTTGACTGCTCCGCAGTGGATTGAACTCCAGCGTCGCTACGCTCCAGCAGAAGGCTTCAAGGCTACCGCTGAGAAGTGGACCCAGGACGCAATTTACATCGAACGCGACTCAGGCGAAAAAGACCCAACGCTTCAGGCTCTTGGTATCGGTGGTCAGATTTACGGTGCTCGTGCCGACTACATCATCCTTGACGACTGTGTGACCTTGGCTAACGCCAACGAGTACGAAAAGCAGATTCGCTGGATTCAACAGGAAGTCATCACCCGTGTCGGCCCTACAGGCAAGATTCTTGTAGTGGGTACACGCGTTGACCCACTGGACATGTATCGTGAGATGCGTAACCCAGACCGCTATCCAGATGGCACTAGCCCTTGGACTTATCTGGCTATGCCAGCCGTCTTAGAGTTTACAGAAGATGCCAAAGACTGGCAGACCCTCTGGCCAAAGTCTGACCGCCCTTGGGCAGCAGATGAGACCATGCCTGATGCTGACGGACTCTATCCTCGTTGGGATGGTGAGAACCTCAAGCGCCGTCGTGGTGTCTTAGACCCAAAGACTTGGGCCATGGTTTACCAACAGCAAGATGTTGAGTCAACCGCAATCTTTAGTCCTGAATGTGTACGAGGCTCTGTTGCAGGTATGCGCTCCATCGGACCGCTTATCCCAGGAGCACCAGGCCACCCCGCTTCACTCAATGACCAATACATCGTCTGTTCAATGGACCCAGCAATGTCTGGTGATACATTCGCAGTTGTCATGGCAGGTGACCGCACAACGCAGAAACGCTACCTCCTTGAGGCGGCACGTATGCCAGCACCAACACCATCTCAGATTCGTGACCTCATCTTCAGTTGGACTGAGAAGTATAAGCCTAAGGTGTGGGTAATTGAGAAGAACGCTTTCCAGTTATTCTTGACTCAAGACGAACAGATTAACAAGTTTCTTGCGTCACGAGGCATTCGCCTTGTTGACCATTACACAGGTAAGAACAAGATGGACGCTGAGTTCGGCGTTGCATCTATGGCACCACTTTTCGGAACGACGGACAACCAAGGCAAACACATTAAAGGTTCCAATCTCCTGGAGTTTCCTCGTTCCGATAACGAACACATCAAGGCTCTTATCGAGCAATTGATTACGTGGTCTGCAGGCACAAAGGGTAAGCAAGACGGACCGATGGCCCTTTGGTTTGCAGAGACTCAGATGCGCGATTACATCAACCAACTGGGCGCGTACGGAAATACATTCATCAAGAATCCATTCCTCACACGTGGTCAGCAAAAGCAGCGACGAGTTGTGAACTTAGAAGAATACGCCAAACTCCAAGAGGAGATGGCAACTAACGGAGGCACGTGGTATGGCAATAGATATTGACGAGTTAGGTATTAAGGTACGCAAACTGCGTGACCACTACCACACTCGTGATGCTCGTTGGACTGACCTCATGTCTATCCGTCAGGGTAACATTCAGCAAGTCTTCCCTGAACTATTCTCATCAGACTTTCCTAAGCCTATGGTGGCTAACTTCATCGACATCGCAGCACGCGACGTAGCCGAAGTTATCGCACCACTACCAGCATTCAACTGCGACACGACAGATTCAATCTCTGACCGTGCACGCAAGCGTGCCGACAAGCGCACCATGATTGCCTCTGGCTACCGCGACTCTTGCAACCTACAGACCCAGATGTACACAGGCGCTGACCGCTATGTGACATTCGGTATGCTTGCATTCATCATTGAGCCTGACTTTGAGAACAAGCGCCCAATGATTCGCATTGACAACCCAATTGGCTCATACCCAGAGTATGACCGCTTCAATAAGTTGCGCTCTTACACCAAGCGCTACCAGAAGACGGTACGCGAACTTTGCAATGATTTCCCTGAGCACGAGGCAGTTATCCGTGGTCAGTATGAGAAGCGTTCGTCTGAGCGTCTCCTCGAAGTATTCCGCTACACCGACAAGGACGAGACAGTTCTTTTCATCCCAGAGCGTAGCAATCTTATTCTTGACCGCGCTAAGAATTTCCTTGGTGAGATTCCAGTTGTTATCGCAATCCGCCCAGGCGTAGATTCAGATGAGAACCAACGTGGTCAGTTTGATGACATCATGTGGGTTCAGGTTGCACGCTCACGCTTTGCAACTCTCCAGTTGGAAGCAGCACAGAAATCTGTACAGGCTCCAATCGCAATGCCTAACGATGTTAACGTACTTGAGATGGGTCCAGACGCAACCATCCGTTCTGCTAACCCAGAGAAAATTCGTCGCGTTGGTATCGATATTCCTAACGGAATCTTCCAGGAGTCAGCAACTCTCGACCAAGAACTTCGTGTCGGCTCACGTTACCCTCAGGGCCGCCTAGGTCAGCAGTCAGGTTCTATCGTCACAGGCCGTGGCGTAGAAGCACTCATGGGTGGATTTGATACTCAGGTTAAGACAGCACAGGCTGTATTCGCTGAGGCATTCCGCCATGTCATGCGCCTCATGTTCCTTATGGATGAAAAGTTGTTCGGTGATGTTACAAAGGAAGTACGCGGTGTTAACGCTGGTGCTCCTTACGAAATCACATACACGCCATCTAAGGATATTGCTGGGGACCATTGGTGCGATGTTCAGTACGGCCTCATGGCTGGACTTGACCCTAACCGTGCTTTAGTATTCGGGCTTCAGGCTCGTGGCGATAAGTTAATCTCACGCGACTTCTTGCGTCGTCAGATGCCATGGGAGATGAACGTCACCATGGAAGAAGAGAAAGTCGAAGTTGAAGAACTACGCGACGCTCTCATTCAAGCAGTAGCAGGTTACGCACAGGCATTACCAGCAATGGTTGCCCAAGGCCAAGACCCATCAAAGATTTTGTCAGCAATGGCGACAATCATCAATGGACGACAAGAAGGCAAACAGATTGAAGAGACAATCGCCGAAGCCTTTGCTCCAGAACCACAACCAGAATCCCCAGCAGGTGCAGCCCCTGAAGAAGCGCAAGGCGCTCCAGGCGAGGCTCCCGCTGGGGCATCT